GACGGAGCGCGCGGACGAGCTGACGAAGGCAGGAGCGGCATTCGCCGCCGCGATGGCCGATGGGGAGCCTGCGAGCTCCGAGGACACCGACACGGGCGATGACGCCCAGGAGGTCGACATGGATGTGCAGGAGCTCGCGAAGGCCCTGCAGCCGCACATCGAGTCCGCGGTGGATGCCGCGGTCGAGAAGCGCATGGCCGCCCAGCCCGCTCCGGCACCCGCGCCGGCGCCGGTCGCCAAGGGGGAGCCCGACGAGGGCGGTGACGAGGACCCCGAGGACGGCGACGTGAGCCTCGCGGGCATCGCGAAGGCGATCGGTCACCTCTCGGACCGGATGGAGCGCCTGGAGGGTGGCGCCGCCGTGCGCAAGTCCCTCGATGGCCAGGACGGCGGCGCCGAGCCGCGGAAGAAGAGCGCGCTCGCCGGGATCCTCGACTGATCCCCGACCGCCAGGACCCATCACAGGGAGCACCAACCGATGCCTGACAAGCAGCGCACCCGCGCCTACCACGGCCGCTCGGCCGGCGCGGTCAACGTCTCCGAGGCCGAGATCGTCATCGGCGATGCCGCGAAGCGCGTCCTCATCGACACGCTGCCCGCGGGGGCCGTGATCACCAACTCCTGGGTGGAGGTGCTGCAGGCGTTCAACGCCGGCACCAGCAACCTCCTCACCCTCGGCTACGGCGCGATCGCCGCCGGCACGGCCGACGACTACGTCGACACCGTGACCGAGAACACCCCGGGCGTCTACGCCCAGGGCACGCCGGGGAAGCCCTTCCCCGCGCTCGCCGCCGCGCAGGACGTGTACGTCTACTACACGCCCGGCGCCTCCGGTGGCACCACGGGGCGCGCTCGCGCCTTCGTGGAGTGGGTGCGCACGGCCGACAACGGCTGAGCCACCAGGACCCGAGAGCACAGGAGACCCCACCGATGGGCATGTCCAACGCGGAGCTCCTCCGCAAGGCCGCGGGCCCGGTCGGCACGAGCGACTTCATCGCTCAGTCCGGCCTGCTGGCCCCCGAGCAGTCCTCGGCGTTCCTCGACGCCGTCTATACGGCGACGGAGTTCAACGGACTCTGCCGCCACGTCACCCGCCGTGCCAAGTCGGGCACGATCGCCAAGATCGGCATCGGCCGCCGGCTGCTGCGCCGCAAGACCGCCGGCGTCGATGACGCCCAGCTCGCCAAGGCGATGCACACCGACGTGGCGTACCAGACGGTGGCCAGCCGCCTCGACTGGGAGGTCGAGGAGGAGGTGTACCAGGAGAACATCGAGCAGGAGGGCTACGAGGAGCACCTCGCCCGCCTGATGACCGACCAGGTCGGCCGCGACCTCGAGGACCTCCACTTCAACGCGGACACCGCGGACACCTCCGCCGATGCCGCGTTCCTCACCCAGAACGACGGCTGGCTCAAGCAGATCGCCGCGGGCGGCTCGGGCGCGCACCGGGTCAACGGCGGGTCGATCAACAGCGGCAGCATCGCGAAGGGCCACTTCTTCGCGGCCGTGCAGGCGCTGCCCAACAAGTACGCGACCGATCGGCTGCGGTGGCTCATGAGCCCCACCAACATCAGCCGGTACATCGAGTACCTGACCGAGCGCGAGACCGCTGCCGGCGACGCCGCGCTCATCGCCGGCAACCTCACGCAGATCGCGGGCATCAAGGTCCAGCAGGTGTCGGCGTTGCCGAACAACCGCATCCTCCTGGCCGACCCGCAGAACTTCATCGCGATCAACACGCGCGAGATCCGGCGCCGCAAGACCACCGAGGGCCGCGAGGCCATCCGGCGGGACATGCGGTTCTACGCAATCTTCCTCGATGACGACATGATCATCGAGGAGATGGACGCCGTCGCCGACGTCTACGGCCTGGCGGCCTGAGCGCAGCGATGAGCACCGTGATGGTGACCCTCCGCTTCCGCGGCGGGGGGTCGCTCACCTTCCAGGACGGGGATCGCCCGCGACAGCGCGTGGTCCCCGGCGAGACCTTCGACGTCACCGCCGAGACGGCCGCCGTCCTCCTCGACGACCCGGATGTGATCCTCGCGTCCGACACGGATGGCGAGGGCGATCCCGCCGTGGTGGTCGTGGCGCCCGAGCCACCCGAGCCGGTCAAGCCGCCGACCAAGGCGGACCTCCAGGAGCGAGCGACCGAGCTGGGTCTCCAACTCCCGTCGCGGGCCACCGTGGCCGACCTCACCTCGGCCATCGAGGCCAAGGAGGCGGAGCTCGCGGCGGTCCAGGTCATCGAGGCCACTGCGGGATCAGGGGCTGACTCCGGCGGCCCCGATGGTGCCGGCGGGGACGCGACGCCGCCTGCGACGTCCGACACGGATGGCGAGGGCGACGACGAGGGCGATCCCACCCTCGGCCACCAGAGCGACCTGACGACGCCCGTCGCGGGCACCATCACGGTCGACTCCCTGCCCGCCTCGGCGCGCATCGCGGGCTGATCGGTGGACCTCATCGCGACCGCCGCCCTGGCCACTCGACTCGGCGTGACGAGCCCGTCCCCCGAGTACGAGGACCTGGCGCGTCTCAACGCCGCCGTCAGCGACGAGATCCGTCGCCTGACCCGGCGTGGTCTCGATGGGTCCCCCACCAGCTACACCGAGGTCCACACCGTCTATCGCCCGCATCGGGTCATCCATCTCCAGCAGGCACCGGTGCAGGCGATCACCAGCGTCCATCGGATCGCCCGCGACTGGTCCACCGAGGCGCTCGAGGCGGCCCAGTGGTGGCTCTCCGACCCCGAGCGGGGGACGCTGGAGCTCCGAGGCTTCACGGGCTCCCGCGTCAAGGTGGTCTACGTGGCCACGGGGGCCATCCCCGCGTCGGTGGAGCAGGCCGCCCTCGACTGGGTCCTCGCCCGGTGGGCGCTCCGCTCGGCCGGCGTCTCGGTCGCCGCAGGACAGACCGGGTACACGACCGGCGAGGACAGCGAGACCTGGTCCCCGTCGTTCGCGGGCCGCCCACCCGTATCGTCCCAGATCGCCCTCGGTCTCCACGCTCGGGTGCGGGGAGGCGTGGTGTGAGCCTCGCCGCCCGACTGCGCCATCACGTCACCATCCGCCGCTCGGGGCCGAAGCTCGACGGCGACGGTCACCCCATCCTCGACGACCACCGGAACCCGGAGATCGCCTGGTCCGACGTGGCCACCGTGGCCGCCTGGGTGCAGCCGCGGAAGCTCCGTGTGAACTACGAGACCGAGGTCCCCGACGGGACCGCACAGGGCGGCGCCGTCGTCTCCGACCACACGATCTTCATGCTCCCCACCGACGTCACCGCGGCCGACATCATCGTCCACGGGGCACAGCTGTACGCCATCGATGGCATCCGCGACGCGGGCGGCAAGGGCCACCACCTCGAGATCGCCGCACACCGCGTGACCTTCGCCGGGGTCCCCGCCTGATGACCGGCTTCGGCGACCAGGCGAGCGGCTGGGGCAGCAAGCGTGGCGGCGTGTTCCGCTTCCGACCCGAGGGGCTCCAGCAGTTCCGGCGCGCCCTCGCCTACGGCTGTCACAACGCCGGCCTCGCCATCGAGGGCGCATCCAAGGCGCTCACCCCGGTCCATGGCGATCCAGCCCAGGGCGGAAGGTTCTCCACGTTCGCGCCCGGCGCGAAGCCCATCGGGGGCACCCTGCGGCGCTCGCAGACCACGACGACCTACCTCGATGGCGAGCGGATCGCCGGACCCAGCATCGACGAGAACCGGAAGCCGGTCGCGCAGCGCGAGACCTCCCACGACATCCAGACCGTCGTGGGGACCAACGTCGACTACGCCGTCTACGTCCACGACGGCACCTCGCGCATGCCGGCGCGCCCGTTCCTCGCCGAGGGGTTCCTCGAGGTGAAGGACGAGGTGCCCGAGCTGATCGCCGCGGGCGCACGCCGCCACATGGGCGGCACGTCGAGGAAGGTCGCCAAGCCCGGGCGGTCCGGCACCACCAGCAGGCCGCGGGACTCGCGCGGCCGGTTCATCAGCACGAAGTAGGAGGCAGCGATGACGTTCCGCAACGAGAGCGGACAGACCATCTGGTTCCGCGACGCCGTGGGCAAGCACGAGGTCGCACCGGGCGAAGAGTTCGAGGTGGTGGGCGAGCAGCACGTCGCACACGTGCAGACACTCATCACGGCACCTGCCGGCACCCTCGATGACCTGACCGCGTTCGTCCAGGCCACCGGGGTCGGTGCCGTCGATGGGGTTGCCCCCGACGGCCCAGCGACCACCGGAGCGGCCACCGCGGGTGGCACCAGCGAGCCCGGTGACGATCCGGCTGCCAAGGTGGCCGAGGAGTCGGGCACGCCACCCTCGACGAAGCGTCGCTGATGGACGACCTCGTCCGGCTGCGCAACACGGGCACCGAGGCCGTCTCGTTCGATGACGGCGCCGGCCTCCGTGTGGTGCTGCCTGGCGAGGAGTTCGTCGCCGACGTCCACGCGGCGCGGATCCTCACCCGGATCGCGCCGATCAAGGTCGTGCCGCCACCACAGCCGGTGGCCATCCTGATCCCCGCGGGCGCACGCACGGCGCCGGAGGGTGCGCGATGAAGGACCCGATGGGCACCCTCGTCGACATCCTCCGATCCGACCCGGCGCTCACGGCGATCGTCGCCGTGGACCACATCGGCACGCGGCAGACGCCGCCGCCCGCGGTGCGCATCCGGGACATCGGGATGTCCACCCGGCCCTTCGGCCGCGGATCGGGTCGCCTCGGCCTCGTGCTCGGGCTGTACGCGATCCAGTGCTACGGACCCGCGGTGGACGCGATGGGCAAGCCCATCGACACCGGTCCCATCACCGCGCGGCAGATCGCGGGAGCGGTCGTGGATCGCCTGGACCTCCTGGGCCCGCACGCGGGCTCCTCGTACTTCCTCCGGGTGCATACCCCGGAGATCGGGCCCGCCCTGGTGGACCCGGACACACGCTGGCCCTACCACACGGTGAGGGCCGAGGTATACGCGGCCGCGGAGGCGATCGCGTAGTCAGGGCTGGGTCCGCCCACCCCCTGACGCTCGGAGGTGCACCACGGTGCCCACGATCATCGACACCAAGGCGTACATCATCGGCGCCGCGGACGTCTACTACCGGGATATCGGCGTCAACACCGCGTGGAACTCGGTCGGCGCCACCCTCGATGACGCGACCATGCGGGTCGTGTCGGAGTGGTTCCGACCGGACAACATCGCCGGCGTCCGCGGTCCCGTCCAGGGCCTCGATGTCCTCCGCCGGTGCTCGGCCGAGATCGAGTTCACCCTGCCGGAGCTCGCGGGGAGCAAGTTCGGCCTCGCCTTCCCCGGATCCCGGGTGACGGCGGCGGTCAACGCCGACGCGGGTGGCTCACCCCTCAACACGACCACCACGGCCGCGGTCGCAGCGGGCGCCACCTCGCTCGCCCTGACCTCGGCGACCAATGCCGCCGTGGGTGACTGGTTCCGGATCGAGGCCGGAGCGTCGCCCATCGTGGAGTACCGGCAGATCACGGAGATCGCCTCCCTGGTCATCAGCTTCCGCGACCCGCTCCTCTTCGGTCACGCGTCGGGTGCTGCCGTCGTGGAGACCTCCGGCGACAACCGGCAGCTCATCGAGGCGCCCTTCGTGGCTCGCCAGCCCGACTCGGCGTACAAGGAGTGGGCCCTCGTCGTCGCCAGCGGCCGCGGCTACCACGAGCTCCGCATGCCTCGCGCCATCAGCCAGACCGACACGGCGGAGATCACCATCGGTGACGCCACGCTGTCCGGGATCCGCTGCACCATCGGGAGCCGGCTCAACCCGGCGAACCTGACCGAGAGCCCCTTCCGGCTCTACTCCCCGGCATGAGCGTGACCGCGATCGCGGCTCCGGCGGCACCACAGCCGCCGGAGCGCACCGAGGGGGCCGCGCTGAACGGCATCCTCAGCATCACCGTCGACGGGGAGCCATTCGAGCTCCCCGTGCTCAAGATCGGGCGCAGCCGCCTCTGGCAGCGCGTGGTCGGTGCCCAGATGTCGGCGTTCCCCCTTCCCGACGCCCTCGACGCGACGAGCGCCATCGACCTCGCGGGGAACATCGCCACCCTCGGCACCGAGTCGATGCTCACCGTCGTGGCCGCCTACGACACCCTCCTGGGCTGCCCGCCCACATGCGACCGCCGCACGACGCCGCCCGGGCCCGAGCACGAGCACCCGGGACCCCTCGGGGGCCGCGAGGGCATCGAGGAGCGGATGTCGGTCACCGAACTGCACGCAGCGGTGAAGGCGATGGGCAGGGCCGAGTTCCCTTTGCTGGGGGACGTCCGTTCGGTGGTCGAGGCGTTTGGGCCTCAGATCCGGGCGTACGTCCCGCTCGTGATGGCACAGCTCGGCGCGGCATTGCAGCGGGTGAGCTCTACGAGTGGGTCCTCGCCCACTGGGGACTCGACCCCGACAGCGTCGGAGAGCGACTCACCACCGAGCAGCTCCTGATCCTCTGGACCCACGGCCAGCGCCGGGTCCGAGACGAGATCCGCTCCCGGGACATCGCCATGGAGCGCGCCGTGCAGCACGGCGTGGCCCGCACCCAGGTCAAGGGGCATGCCACGGCGCGGGAGCGCGAGTTCGCCCGCCAGGAGCCTCGGGCCGAGCGCGTCCATGACGACTCCGGCCTCCGCGACCTCATCCGCGACACACAGGGCATGACCGGCCAGCCATTCGGCGGCGCGGGTCAGCTCATCGCCGGGCCCAGCCCGGATGGACCGATCCACTAGGGGCAGCGCGTGATCACCATCGGCGACCTGCTCGTCAATCTCGTCGTCGGCGACGGGACGTTCCAGGGGGACGTCGAGAAGCAGGCGGAGAAGGCGGGCGACTCCGCGTCGAAGACCTTCGGGAGCCGCTTCAAGCAGGCGGGGAAGGTCGTCGGCACCGCGCTCGTCGCGGGCTCGCTGGCCCTCACGGTCGCGTCCGTCGGGGGCATCGCGGCCGCGAAGGAGTGGGAGTCCTCGTTCGCCGGGGTCAAGAAGACCCTCGATGTCACCGGGCTCTCCACCGAGCAGCAGAACGCCGCCTTCGCCCAGATGGAGAAGGAGCTGCGCTCGCTGGGCCGGCAGATGCCGGTCAACGTCAACACCCTCGCCGCCCTGGCGGAGGCTGCGGGTGCCCTCGGAATCGCCCGCGACGATGTCGTCGAGTTCACCAAGCAGACCGCCATCCTCGGCGAGACCACCGACGTCGCCGCCGAGGATGCCGCCACCGCCTTCGGGAAGATCAACGCCGTCATGCCCATCTCGCGCGACCAATACGCGCGGATGGCGGCCACGATCGTCGACCTCGGCAACAAGGGCGCGAGCACCGAGTCCGAGATCATCCACATGGCGGAGCGCCTGGCCGGCACCGCGTCGTCGGTGCGGATGTCGCACGCGGCGATGCTCGGCTGGTCGTCGGCGATGTCCAGCGTGGCCATCGAGGCCGAGGCCGGCGCCTCCTCCTTCCAGAAGGTCGCGTTCAAGGTCGTCGACCTGACCGCGACGGGCACCCGGATCCAGACCTGGGCGGAGGACGCCGGGCTCAGCGTCGAGGGGTTCCTCGACATCGTCGCCGAGGGCGGGAAGCCGCTCGAGCAGCTCGCCTTCGATCTCGGGATGACCTCGAAGGAGCTGCGGAAGCTCGTCGAGAAGAAGGACAAGCTGCAGGAGCTGGCCGAGACGGCCGGCATGACCGCCGAGGCGTTCCAGGACCTCTGGAGCAAGGACTCGTCCGAGGCGCTACGCCGCTTCGTCAACGGGTACTCGAAGCTCAACGAGTCCCAGCGGCTCTTCCTCCGGCAGTCGCTCGAGATGGACGACATCCGGGTCTCCGACTTCCTCAACAAGCTCGCCGGCGACACGACGAAGGTCAATGACGCCCTCAGCCTGGCGCCACAGGCGTGGGGGGATGCCACAGCCGCCACCGACGAGTACGGCAAGCGGCTGGCGACGACGGACTCCAAGATCGCCCTCGCCGAGGCCGCCATCAACGACGCGGCGATCACCCTCGGCCAGAACCTGCTCCCGGCGGTCGCCTCGGTCGCGACCTCGCTCGCCGACCTGGTCAACGGCGTCAACGACTGGATGCAGGCCAACCCGGAGCTGATGGCGACCATCACTCCCATCGCGGCCGCGCTGGCCGGGCTCATCGCGCTCAACTTCGGGACCAAGTTCCTCGGCTCCCTGCTCCCGTTGGGCTCGGCTGGCGGGATCATCACCCGCGCCTTCGCTCCCCTCGGCCGGAAGATGGGCGAGGTCCTGGTCAAGAACATCATCCCGGCGATCGCGAGCGGCCTCGCCGTCGAGACCGCCGTGGATGGCATCGCGACGCCTGGGGTGCTGGCGAACTTCAAGCGCCTCGGTTCCCGCATCGGCACCAAGGGACTCGGCCTCGGCCTCATCGCCGGCATCGGTGCCGCGATGCTGCTCAACGACGTCCTGAAGACGGACAAGCCCGTCGAGTTCGAGGACGGGTCGGTCAGCGACTTCGGCCTCATGGGCATGGATATCCAGATGGCCGCCGGCGCCGCCAGGCAGCGCATCGCGGAGCTGCGCGAGGAGCTCCAGCTGACCGACGAGGAGATCGAGCAGCTGGCGCGCAACGCCGCCGTCCACGCCGGCCAGTTCGGGACCAGCATCGACGAGGGCGTGGCGGTCGCGATCGCCGGCCTCGATGACCTGCGCAAGGTCGGCTCCGATGCCGGCACGGATACCGCCACCGGGGTATCCGAGGGCTTCTTCGACGGGCTGACCGAAAAGCTCGGCAGTGGCGGGCGGTTCGTGGCCGACCTCCTCGCCCGCATCGTCCGGGCCGCGAATGCACGACTCGTCGGCGAGGGGCTCGCCGAGACCGCGGCGAGCTGGTACACGGGCGATCAGTCCTCGGTGCGCCAGCAGCAGGAGGAGATGATCCAGGGCTGGCTCAAGGACCGCGGGAGCATCGGCGCGCTCCTGCCGGGTGCGTGGACGGCCAAGCCCGCGATGGACGCGACCAAGATGGTCCCTTACGCCGACTATCGCGCGTTCTTCGGCCTGGACCAGCTCGCGCCGCGGAGTCGTCAGGACCAGGCGAAGGCCGCCGGTGCCTACGTCCAGGGGCTCGCCGCCGAGCTCGGGGACAAGCTGCGCACCGAGAAGGTCCCCTACAGCGAGTACCGGGCGTTCCTCCACCTCGACCAGCTGCCACCGTCGGCGACCAAGCCCATCGCGGACGCGCTCGCCGCACCCTTCGAGGACACGCAGCGCCGCCTCCGCCGAGAGCAGCAGGAGGCGCTCTGGCAGGCCGCGTGGGACATCGGGGCAGGGTTGCCGCGGGCGATCTCCGATGGCGCCCGGAAGGACTCGAACGTGCTCACGCAGGGCATGGCCGAGCTCCGGGACATCATCAAGAACGGCATCACCCCGAAGAAGCTCGCGCTCCAGGCGACGACGAAGGCGTGGTTCCGCGAGCTCAGCCGCGGCATCCGGTCGAACAAGATCGGCGCACGCGAGGCCGCGCAGGACCTCGCCACCGAGGGACTGGTGGCCCTCTCGGATGCCGGGATCAAGGGGAAGAAGGGCGCCAACGCGATCGGGCGCAACCTCGGACAGCTCTACGCCTCCGGACTGTCGCGCTCCGAAATCGAGGCCCGCCTCGCCGCCCAGGGGGTCAACCTCACCGCGCTCGAGAAGATCGCCGCGAAGCAGGGCTGGCACCTGGCCGGCGAGGGCCCCGGGGCAAAGTGGGTGCAGGGCCTGACCAGCCAGGAGAAGGAGGCGCGGCGCGAGGCCCGCAAGCTCAACCGGTTGGTCCGCGACGTCCTCGCCGGCAAGATCGGCTGGCACGAGGCGGGCTGGAAGGTCATCAAGGCGTGGATCGACGGCGTGACCGACCACCTCAAGGGCCCGGGGCGGACGGCCATCCAGTCCGTCCTGGGCTCGGCGATCGGCGGGATCCTCAAGGGCAACAGCCCACCTCCCGAGGGGCCGCTCGCCGACATCGACAAGGGCGGATGGAACGTCGGTGCAGCGTGGGCGGACAGTGTCGCGGCCGCGATCGGTGCGAGCCGCGGCGACATCGAGGCATCCGCGGACTCCCTCCTCGATCACCTTGCCCCGGTCTCCACCGCGTGGTCCTCGATGGGCCGCGCCGACGTGGCGCTCGACACCACGCGCCACGTGGAGGCCACGGTCATCCATCGGCTGTCGGCAGAGGCGGCGCAGAGCCTCCGGGGCGCCGGCTTCGACGACCGCGCCGTGGCGGGGTTCCTGCTCGCCTCTCCCGACCAGGTGCGCCGCGAGTTCGAGGACGTGTACTGATGGCGAACTGGACGAAGACGGTCAAGCTCAGCCAGGTCATCCAGCTGATGCGGATCGGCAGCGGCAACTACCACGCCCGCGACCCCCACATCCATGTCGGGAAGGGGTCGGGCGACAAGTCGAACTGGACCGGCCGGGGGCAGTTCGGGACGACGGTCATCGACAGCGACTGGTGGCCGGCGTCGGGCAAGATCGTCGACGCCACGATCTCGGGGAAGACCGGTGCCACCGGCCAGCACTCGGCGTTCCGCGGCTCCAACGCCGGCATCGAGATCCGCGCGCTGACCGAGAAGGGCGCGTACGGCTCGGACGCCACTGCCGACGGCTACTACACCGGCAACGGCGGTGGCGACGTGTACCCGGGTGCCTCGTCCACCGGGACCGGCTCGGTCACGTTCAGTGTGTCCAGCGACTCGGGCAAGAGCTTCAGCCGCTCGGTGCGGGCCATCATCGAGGCCCGGATGCCCAAGCGCATCGCCCGCCGCAACGGCTCCGCGGGCGGGGGCGGCAGGTTCTACGGCGTCCAGGTGCGCTCCGCGAACGAGGACAGCTCCAGCCGGTCCGCGATCATCAGTGACGACCTGTACCTGACGGTCGAGATCGACGTCAACGCCAAGCCGTCGTCGCCGCTCATCGTCGAGCTCGTCGGGGCCCAGCCCGACACGGAGGCGCCGGTCATCGTCGGCAGCACCGACGGGCGCACGCTCGAGGTGGTGTTCGCCTTCCGGAGCGAGGCAGCCGGCGACACCTGCGCGAAGGCGGAGCTCCAGATCTTCGGCATCGGGGCGACCGATGAGACGCCCGGTCCGATCCTGTACACCACGGGGGCCATCGTCCCCCAGGACGGCGGCTCGGCCAACGTGCACCGGATCCGGCTCACCGGGCTCCCGCTCCGCCTCGCGGGCCGACCCCGGGTCATCACGACGAGCAACAAGGGCAAGGTCGGCGATCCCTCATCCCTCGAGGACCAGCACTTCCGCCTGGCGACCATCCCGGGTGCGCCGCTGGACATCGTGGTCCAGCCCTTCACGGACACCTCGCATGTGCTGTTCAGCCTCAACAGCCCCGACCCCGCCGACACCGTCAGCGGCGGCCGTGCGGTCTACACCCTGCTCCCGCAGGGCACGCTCGCGTGGGACTCGGGGATGGTGGACATCGGCGGCTCGACCCGCCGCGCCGACCTCGTCTACGGCGGCACGCCGCTCCCCGACGGTCAGCGCGTGAGCGTCCGCGTGCAGACCCGCAACCAGGACGGCGTGGTGGGCACGCTCTCGGCCCCCAAGGAACAGACCATGCGGGACCGCCGAGGCCCGACCGTCACCCCCGACCCGGGGCGGCTCACGTCCCGTCGCCCGACGTTCGCCATCTCCGATGCCACCTTCGACGGCCACCGGGAGCGGCTCCTCCAGCCCGACGACTCGTCATCGGTCATCCACGACTCCGGCGGCCAGGTGGTCAGCAACCAGACCAGCGTCAACTGGCAGGTCCCCGCGGGGGTGCTCGCTTTCGGCCAGCCGTTCCAGCTCGTCGCATCCACCCTCCCCGACGGCGGCTCCGAGTACGGCGTGGAGAGCAACCCGCAGGCCTACTCGATCGGCTCCCTGCCGGTGTGTGGTGTGTCCATCGTGGACGCCTACCTGCGCCGGGTGCAGACGCGGGACATCCCCATCGCCCGCACCGTCACCGACCCCGACGGGGCGGCCATCAGCGGCATCGACATGGAGGTCCGGGTCGCCGCCACCCCGGCCGGCTCGGGCGCCCTCATCGAGCGCCGCTGGGACACCGGGTCCATCCCGGCGGTCGCCCGCCTGGGTCGCACGATCGACCTGCTGACCTCCGCAGCGGGCTGGGTGGCAGATGCCAACGCTGCTGTGGCGGCCTACTCGGCCACGGCCCCGTCGGGT